TGCAGAAGCCAGAATTGAAATATCTAGTGATGATGCTAACGGTGGATCATATGAAGATTTAAATGAAGCTGCATTATTTGTAGCTGATCCCGATGTAGCTGATCCTGGAACAACTGCTGGTTCTGGCGGTGGAGATCTAGGAACTGCAGATGTTCTAAAAGTTGTTCGAGATGGTGATTATGCTATTTATTACTTGAATACAGATGATTTAACATCATTAATTCCTGATGTTAAAGTTGGAGATAAATTATGGGTTAGTGGTACTGATGGTAATTCAATATCTGTAAATTCAAAAGCTTTGATCGTAGATCTTTATACTGGTGAAGTTGGAATTAAAAAAGCATATATAGTTGTAGAAAATACAAATGCATTTGATACAACTTATGTTCCAACATATCCTGTAGCAACAGTTGTTCAAAGAACAATCACTCCATATGTTATGTTTTCAAGAGTAACATTCTCTACTATTCGAAAAACAGTCGATAGAGAAATTGTGTTTCTCTGGAAAATATATTTCTAATAGTCATATCTAAAACCTTCATTTTCTTAAACCTATTAATTTATGAATACATTTTGTATACTAAAAAAGAAAATTTTTCTACAAATCAATATGAATAAATTAAAAAGTACTAAATTTGAGATAAATTTCAGAAGAAGTATAAAAAAATAGGAGAACTACTATGGCAATGGGACAAATGATTAGCCCAGGTGTGTATACGAAAATTATTGATTTATCAGAATACTTACAAGACATCATTGGTACTGTTGGATTTATTCCAATTTTGTCAAAACGTGGTCCTGATAATAAATTAGTTTTAGTAACAAGCAATGAACAATTCTATACAACATATGGTCAACCAAATATTCTTGACTATGGTAAATATTTTGGTCAAGGTCCATATATTGCTACACAACATTTAGGTGTTTCATCTCACTTATATGTATTAAGAGCTCTTCCTACAGATGCTACTTATTCTCATGTAGTGATTGGTATGCAAGAACAAGATTATATTCTTAATACAACATATTCAAGCAGCTCAGCAGGAATTCCTCTTTCTAGATTAACAATGGTTCCATTATTCCTTGATGGTCAAAATCACCCTTATACTGGTCATGCGACCAATGAATATCCATCGACAGTTGATGTTTATATATTAGACACTGTACTAAATACTGCTGATACTGAAGGATATATGAATCCTGATTTAACTGGTGGTGTTGGTGTTGTACATGGAATGTTAATGTATTTCAGAGGTCTTGGGCGCGGTGGTAGTTATAATGATTTTGCTATTCAATTAACAAGACATGTTAACAGTGAATTATTTGGTATTTATGTACTTGATATTTATGAAACAAGAGCTGATGGTAGTGATGTTATTATTGAATCGTTCAATGTTTCATTTGATCCTGATGTAATTGATCAGGGTGGTGATTCATTATTTATTGAAGACGTAGTTAATAAATTCTCAGCTAATGTTCGTTGTAAAGTCAATAGAGAAGCACTTCATGAATTAGAATTATACAAGATGGACTTCTATAAGAATGATCCTACTCTTCCTGAAGATGCAACACAGTATATTGTTCTTGATGAAAATGGTCAGAAAACTGATCTTGGATTCAAAGCTGCTGTAATTGAGTTCGCAAGTCTTGATTATACATATGCTCAACATATTCTTGATATGACTCTTCAAGATTTAACTATAGCAAGAGCAATGCCAACATCAACGACTCAAGAAATTATAGATAGAAATAAAGCTGTTACTGCTGCATTACTTGAAGTGAGTACTGCTAGAGCAGCAGTTGATACAGCAAAAGCAACTCTCGAAGATGCTTATCAATTAGACATTATGAATCTTGGTGATGCTGATCCATCTGTTGCTGGAGTTCAACCATGGCACTTTAGAGAAGGTTCTGAAGGTTCCTTACTATATAATGATAAAGCAACTGGTAAAGTTCAAGTATCTTATCCTGAAGCTGTACATCTATTAGTAGAAGCATATTCTGGTTTACTAAAGAAAGCAGATTTAGAATTAATTGTTGATCCTGTAACTGGAAATGCAAGAGCTCCTAAAGATGTATATGTTGATGAGATATTTGATCTAGATTGGATTTATTTCTCATTAGTATATGATGCTGGTTATGATCCAGATGTAAAAGATGCAGCTTATACTCTTTGCAATACATATCGTAGAGATTGTATGTTAATTAGTGATTGCGGCGATAATATGGATTATCAAGACGTCGAAGATTATGTTGGTGGAAATCCAGCTATACCTTCTGGTCGTCCTTGGGATTCAAGATATGTAGCAAGATATGAACCATATAGCAGAATATATGATAAATTTGTAGGTAGAGATTTATGGGTCTCTCCTGTATATCATATGGCTCAATCTATTCCATTGAGTGACAGTTTATATGAAATTTGGTATGCTGTTGCTGGTCTTAATAGAGGTATGCTCGAGAGTATTAAAGAATTAAGATGGAGCGCTAAACTTGGTGAAAGAGATTATCTATATCTGTTACAAGTTAACCCAATTGTTCACTTCCCACAAGGATATACAATTTGGGGTAATTTAACAACTCAAAAGAGACCTACAGCACTTCAAGATGTAAACGTAATGAGATTAGTTCTTTATATCAAGAGAGCTCTAGAACAATTCTGCAAATACTTTATCTTTGAATTCAATGATCAGACAACATGGAATCAAATCAAAGTTGGTATTACTCCATTCTTGGATGCGATCAAATCTCGTAGAGGATTAGTATCTTACAGTGTTGAAGTTGGTGCAACTGACTATGAATTCAAGAGTAAAATATGTCACGTTAATGTAACATTAACACCAATGAAAGTAATTGAGAAAATTGAATTAAATCTCTACGTTAAATAAACTATAAAGAAAATAAAATAGGAGAGTAAAATGGGAACAAATGCATTTATAAATGTGTTGAACAATCCATCATTTGATAGACATTTCGGTGGAACAACTTCAACAATTGTAGCTGATCCATATATTAGTGGATATCACTTTATTCATTGGGCAAAGTTACCTGATGAACTTGGTGATTATGTTGAAGGCGGAGATGGTGCAACAGCATCTGCAGAATTAACTGATCAAGAATCTATTGGAACTTTCTTAGCTGGTGCATGTCTTTCTGTAACTCCACCAGGCGGAACATTAAACAAAACTGAATTCACAGGAATGGGTGGAATAAAATGGGCTGTACCAACTAACATTGATTATACAAATGCAGTATCTGTTAAATTCTTAGAGTTTTCTGCTCTTCCAGTATTAGCTATTATCAGTGGTTGGATTAGATTAATTAGAGATTCTAAAACTGGTGTTTCTAATTTAAATGTTGATGATAATGCTTATACAAAATCAGCTTACGCTGGTTCAATGTTATATTGGACGACAAAACCTGATGGACATACTGTTGAATATTCTGCTGCTTATACTGGTATGTTCCCAGCAAAAGATCCACAAGAAATGTATTCTGGTGATCTAACTGCAGTTGATAAACTTGAAGTGGAAATTGAATTTAACGTTGACTGGATATGGCACGAGAAATGGGTTCATGACGCATGTCAAAGTCAAGCAGATATTATTCATGATGCTCGTCAGTCAGATCGTGGTACTAATAGAGGTCTTGATAAAGGTACTCGGGTTGATTCAAATATTGATTAAGTTTAACTAGGAAATTTTCAAAATACGGCTTCTTTTAATTTATTTTAAAAGAAGCCGTATTTATCTTTTTGAATAAATTAAAATTGTTTGTCATTATACTGTAATTATAAAGGAGTTAAAAATGTCTAAGAATGCAGTTGGTATCGAAGTGTTTAATGGTTTTAATATTAAGTATCCAGAATATTCTGTCGTTACTCCACATACTCTTCAAGAATTTACTATTAGAACTTTAACTATTGAAGATGAAGAAAAACTTAAAGGTAGTATGTTAACTCCTAATAAGTTAGCACAACATCTCAATGAAGTTATTTATTCTTGTTTAGTTAAGAAACCAGATCATATTAAAACATATCAAGATTTCTTAAAAAATCTTACAATCAAAGATAGAGATGCTTTGATGTACGGACTTTATCATGTCACTTATAAGGATATTCATAATTATGATGTCAGTTGCTCAAAATGTGAACATGTAAATAGTGTTAAGATAGATTTCTTAAAGAGCTTTAAAATGACTTCGTGGGCGACTGATGATAAAGATAAAGCTTTAACAAAAGAAATTCCGGTCAAATTTGAAATAGCTCAAGGAATTACTGCTATTGTTCATCAACCTACTTTAAGTGATGAAGTTGAATTATTGAACAAAACAACATTTGCTACAGAAGCTGTTCGTGATCTTAGTATGCAATTACTAATTATCAAAAAATTTGAAATAGAAAGACAAGCAGCAAAAACACCTGATACTGTAGAGGATAGAGATAATATTCTTAAAGGTTATAAACAACTTCCATCAACAGACAAGAAGTTAATAACAAAGGCCTATGAAGATACTTTTGGAAAATACGGAGTTGATATTGAGTGCATGGTCAATTGTCAAAAATGTGGCAGTCAGGAGAAAGTGTCAATAGATCTTGTCAGACAGTTTTTTCGTGCAATCTACCAATGATAAGTACCAGGAAAGTTATTTAAAAAGACTTCGAGAAAATATTTTTCTAGCTATTGAGTTGGGTGGATTAAGCTATGTTGATATTATGAAAATGCCAGTCCATCGTTTAGATGAATATTTAAACTGGAAATTGAAGTATGATCAAGATAAAGAAAAACTAAAAGCTGATGCATTAGGTCATATAAAATTATAAAAATCTGAATAAATTAAAAAGTAATAGGTGATTTATGTCAGATGATTATAGTTTTTTTCAGAATCAATTAATCGGACAACAAAGTCAAATATATGATATTGTTCCATTCATTAATGGAACTGGTGACTTTGAACAAGTTAATGATATAAACGTTCTGATTAATTCTCTTCGAAATCTTCTTTTAACTCCTCTAGGTTATTATCCTTTTGATCCAGAATATGGATCACTTCTTTATAAAAAATTATTTCAAATGGCTGATGATATTACTAAAAAAGAAATAGAATATGAAGTTACAAAAAGAATAACTAGATATGATCCTAGAATTAAAATTACATTAGTTGAATCAACATTTTATCAAGATAAAAAAGCTATACAAGTTAATGTTCATATAAATCGAAACGGTATGACAGCAAAGATTTCCGCTTATTTAAATGCACAACAATCTATGTTTGGACTTGAAGATGCAATCACAGCAGTTGCAGATGGCGGAACAACAATTACAGAAAATTATGGTGGATCTTTAGCAATCAATAATATTTTAACACAAGTTGAATAAGGAAATAATATTCATGGCTAAAATAATGTATAATCAGAAATGGTTTAGCATTAATGAATATAGTTTAGATTATTTTGAATTGCTGTTTCAATATTATGCAACCTGCGGAAGAAGTATTCCGGCTACTTATTATAACTTAGATTTACCAAATAGTGTATATGATAGTAAATTATTAGAAGCTGGTGCTTATGAACAAATGGGTAATCTTTCTGGATTACTTTGGAAAAAAATTTTAACATTGCAAGTTTTTGCTTTTGAACAAATTCCTTTCATCTTAAATTCAGATGATGAAGGACCAACATTTAAAGATCGAACTTCTTCGTTTTGGATTCCTACTATATATGAGCTTAGGCCATATGTACACGATCATATAATATACGAACATGTTACTTCTAGGAATGATTTTATGAAAGATCAGCTTCCTTTGTATGAAGTTGTAAACGTAGAAAAAGCATCTAGTGGAGAATTAACTTTTTGGAAAGTTAATCTTAAATCTACTCATAGACGCAAAGAAGAAATAGAAAAACAATTAAGCGGAAACTATACTTTTGTTGATTATGAAAAGCATATTTACAAAACAAGTGATGCAATACAATTAACCCAACTACAATCAAAAAATGAAAGTCTTAAAGTTAATGATTTTTATAAAGAACAAATAGGTCTTTATGTAGAGAATGTTAATAATGAATAAATTATGTGCTTGTGGGTGTGGTAAAGAAGTAATTAATGAAAAAAATAGATTTTTAAAAGGTCACAATGGAAAAGGACAAAAAAGAACACATAAATTTACTTCTAAATATAAACAAACATGTTTAAAAAAATATGGAGTAGAATTTGCAAGTCAAAATTTTTTAGTGAAAGAAAAGAAAAAGCAGACGTGTTTAGAAAAATATGGAGTAGAAAATCCTCAACAACATGAACAAAACAAAGAAAAGAAAAAGCAGACGTGTTTAGAAAAATATGGAGTAGAACACCCTTTTCAATCTGTAACCATTAAAAATAAAATCAAACAAATATGTTTAAATAAATATGGATTTGAATGTCCAATGAAATCAGAAAAAATCCAAAAAAAATATAAACAAACATGTTTAGAAAAATATGGTGTTGATCATTTTTTTAAAACTATTTATGGAAAACAACTTTGTAGAGAAAATATTATTAAATTGATAGAAAAACAAAAAATAAATCAAGAACCTTTATCTCCATTCATAGGAGATTTCGAAAGATTATGTTTAAATAAACTTCAATTGTTTGTTAATTATAATATTCAAAGAAATTCTAAAATAATTGGTTATTTTCCAGATGGACTAATTCCTGAATTAAATCTTATAATTGAATTTGATGAAAAACATCATTTTATAGATAATTGGAAAACTTATATTTCAAAAGATAAAATTCGAGAATTAGAACTTGCATCACAAGGATATATAATTTTTAGAATTTCTAAAAAAGATTGGAATGAAAATGAAGATTATATTGTTTCTCAATTTGAATCTTTAATATCTGAACAAATTAAAAATCATATTAACTAAGGAAATTATATCATGCAGCTTGATAACTTCAACCAAATTATTGGTGCCGGAATAAACATTTACGGATCTCGTGAAAGAATTAGAGCACAGATAATTAGTTACGCACAAGATTATCTCCAATTAAAGAATTTAGATTTTTATAAGACTTCAGTTCTTTCATATATCATTGACATGTTATCTATTCTTTCTGCGAATCAATTATTCTATGATTCAATGATATATAGAGAATTCTTTATGGTTGATGCTCAAATGCAAGAATCTGTTTATAATCTTGCACGCTGGATTGGATATGAGGTTCCTAAAGCTACTCCAGCCACAGTCGATTTGATGTTTACATTTCCTTTAACATTCCCAGGAAATGAAATTCAGTTTAACATTCAAAATACTTTCCAAGCTTATTCTGGATCAATAATATATACAATTCAATCTGTTTCAGATAAAGTTCCAGCTTCTGAATTTAGATTTAATAAAACAAATTTTGTTCCAGCAACTGCTGCAGGTAGAATAGTTAATAATTCCGCAATTACGGTCAAAGATAGTAATGGTTACTATAGACCAGTATTCATTTCATCCGATGGTCAAAATGCTTCTTTTACTCTTCCATTTATTCAAAAACAAAAGAAAGTAATACAATTTTTTATTCCTTCGACAATTCAACCATATCAATTTATTTCTCAAATTCTTGAATACTCCGGAATGACGGCATCTATTAATGTATATGTTGCAGAAGCTCCAGCAGGAGAAAAAATTAATCTAGAATCACAAATAAAATCTTTACCAAATCAATCACTTCAAAATTTTGATCCAAATATTGATGTATATACAAATAGTGGAAAAGTTGTACCTTGGAATGAATGGTCAGAATCTCCCAATGGTGTTTATACTATGGATGCTGGAGATCCCAGTTTCGTACTTGTATCTGGACCAAACAAAGGCGAACTCTTTTTCGGTAATGGAATTATTGGAAAACAACCACCACCAAATTCTGTTGTCACTGTAGTAATGTATTTAACATTGGGATCAAATGGTAAAGTTATCCCAAATACTGTTGTTCGCGGTGATGAAATATATTATGCAGTTTCTCCTGTTTATAGTCAAACAGGTGAAGTGGTTGGATCAGATTTAACTTCAAAACTTTTAACTGTTGGATATTCAATTACAAACCCCACTCAATCTTCTGGTGGAGAAGATATACCCACTTTACCTGCGATCAAAAGAAATGCAATTATTAATTTGAGATCTAAACAACGACTAGTATCAGATTTAGATTATGATGATATTAATGTTATTTTAGGTGCAACATTTCCTGCTGTAGAAGCTTATCCAATTCTTAAAAGAAGTGATATAAAAATAAATGAAATTATGGCGTTTATTCGATTAATGTATCATGACGAATATTCTGCACCACAAATTGTTCCAACTAGAAATGCTAAAATATATGTTTATGATCCTGTCTTGACAGATTCAAGATATACAATATTAAGAACATCTAAAGTTTTAATTAACGATGAATATTATGAAACGCTATTTAATATAACTATTGATGATAGAACAAGAATGGCGTATTATGATTATATCCTTCAAAATATAGTTGGTACTCCAGTTAATCTATATCAAGAAGAACCATATTCATGGTATCAACAATATACTTATATTCCTATTAATACAGTTGATTTTAATATTGATATTCCAGAATTAGTTACTGGTTCTTCATCATCTTCAGCACCAAGTCAAAATGCTGTCTATCCATTAAAAGTAAAAGTAAATGTTAATCATATTCCATCAGATAATCCAGAAGATTATCAATTTCGTCCTCCAGATGGTGTCACTAGAGGAACTGAAATTAGATGTCGAATGATAACTAAATGGGATGATAATCAAGAGTATGATCAAGTTTCTGTTAAATGGGAATTAGATCCAAATACAAACCCTGAACAAACTAAATTTTCATGGTTTGAATTTGAAATTCCAAACTATTTAAATGTCCCAACGGATTTACAAAGATTCGAATTTAATATAGAAGGATGGGGATTATTAAGAAATAAATCTGGACAATTTGTAAATGCTAATGGGGACTTAATTGGTACAGGTGATGATCCTGATATCGCCGTCGAAGGATGGATTCCAATAGCTAAATACTATGTTGATATTGTTGTTAGAAAAGATATGACTGATACTATGGTTAGTACTGTTACTAAAACTTCTTACTGGAATGGAACACCTCATCTAGATTCCGTTCGTTATGAAGTTCATAATGTTCCAGTTATTTTAACTGATTATTATGAGAAAATTTTAGCTCGCAGTGATAATTCACAATATCCAAATTTTGAAGTTACTGTAATGCAAAATCTTATTAATAACTTAAACGTTATTAATAAAAAAATGTTAACGGATTTTATTGCAATCAAATTCCCAGATACATATGGAAAATTAAATAATCTAAAATATAATCCAGTTGATTATATAGTTGAAAGCAGATTTCATACCCCATTCAAGTATGAAAATCCCGAAGATATTATTTTCGTTTCTGAATCTGAAACATCAAGTAGTTCATCAGGAACTTCACCAGATGTTATTGAAAGATACATAGTAAATGGCGAAGTTCCAAATTATAAAGATCATTATGATTTAGCAAGTTACATTGATAATATTGCTGAATTATATAAAGCTGCTGGTCCGAATGGTGAAGATATATGGTATTTAATCAAACCAAGAAGAGGAATGTATGTACGAGTTAAAGATGAACTAGATGAATTTGATGATAAAAAAGTTATAGTTTATGATGGTGATAAATGGAAAGATGCTCAAGATTTTCAAATTCCTGTTAGAATTAGATTACAAATACAAATGGATCCAACTGCAACAATTTCAGATGCACAACTCAAAACTAACATTCAAACTGCTTTAGTAGATTATTTTTCTCCTCTTATGGGAACACAGAAAAACTTGGATAGATCAGAAATTTCAGGCGTTGTTCGTTCTGTGACTGGAGTTAAATTCTGTGAAGTTTTAAGTCCAGAAGTTGACATACAATTTAAATATGAATTGAAAGATTTGACTGAAAAACAATTAATTGATTACACACCACAATATGTCGGATTCATTGCAGATTCTATTGAAATAAATATCCTTACATGAAAAATATAATCTATAATCAGAAAACTCATACCATTGTATCAGAAATTGATCATGTTGCTCTTCATAATTATATCATAACAAAAATCAGTGTCGAGTTTTCAAACATGGTTGAGAATTGTTACTATCCAAAAATTGCAGAAATTTATAAAGAATTATTACATAGAACAAATAGTACCGAAAAAAATCTATTAGAATACTCTAAACAAAAATATAAACAATTAGAAACATCTAAAGGATTAAAGAAAGTAAAATTACTTCATGATCCATTTACAACATTACTAATTTTAATAACTCAAGATTTTTTAAAGTATAAGGATATAGCTGGAGCAGAAGCTACATTTCATCTTTTTGCTCTTCGTTACTATACAAACAAATTACATATTCATACAACTCCAGGAAGAAGTAAATCTCATATATGTAATTCAAACGCTTTTCAAACAGCTTTAGAAAGATTATCTAAAAATCATATGTTTGTAAAGCAAAAAACAATTCCGAATAGTATTATCTATTATTCTCGAGCAGTTTTCAAATTGTATTTTAAAGATTTGAAAACAGATAATGCTGAAGGTTTATGGAATATGATTTTCAGACTTCGAACAAGTATTTCTCAATCTATGAGAAGTTTCTTTAATAAATATTATGAAGTCATTGAAGAAGATAAGATGTCTAAATCAGAACAAGGAAAGCAATCAGAATATGATCCTACACACGAAACAAAACTAAGAGCTTTTATCAACAAAATTGTAACAGATATTTGTGTATATCATAAAGTTGATAATGAGGCTATGAATCAAGCATCTAACATTCTCAAATTTAATAAACGATTATCTGAAGAATATGCTAAAAAAATAGCTAATCCGGTTTATAGTGAAAAAATAGAATCAGCTCTTTATTTATTACTGAAAGATATAAAAGATACTTCCTTTATTAAAAACACTTCTTTCTTTGATTATGTTAAAAAACATCTATCAATTAAAGTTACAAAACAACCAGTTTATTTTAAAAAGTTAATATCAGAAATTCATATTGACATTATTAAATCTCTGAATTTAGAGAAATGGTATAATGAATTATCTGTTCAATCTCAGGCGATATCAAGGAATTTTATTGCTTATTATTTAGCATTTTATATTCAACGATATATTTAAAAATCTACCCTGCTTCAGCGGCCTTGAAACTAGCAAGAGCAGCAGCAGACTCTGCTTGAATTTCACTAATAGATCTGGGAGTTGAAGTAGTTCCAGGTGGTTGTATTGGTGCTGTTGAATTAGCAACTCTTGCTTCTAATTCTGTAACTGTTGCAGCTTCTATCGCTGCTTCTGTTTCAGGCATTAATGGAATACTTCTTTTTACCATTAATTGAGTTTTTTCTCTTTTTAATGTTGGACAATCACTTGTTGGATCATTTTTAGACATTAAAGAAACATTATAAAGAGGATTAATAGTCATTCTAAGATCAACAATATTTGATCTTCCTATCCACGATCTATCATTAACATCACCACCCTTAACAACAGTTAAACTAGAAACATAACCTGCGTCTAATTGAACAACACCTTCAATAACTAATTTAACTAAGAAGGGCCATTGATATGTAAAATCTAAACTGTTATCTTTAGAAACTTGTTTTGGAAGAGCTAAAGCCATTAAAGCTATTAAAGGAGCAACAATCAAAGTTCCATACATATCTTCATCATTTGGCATCGGATTATATAATCGAATTGTTAAATCATATTGAGCAGAAAATGCGGAACTTCTCCACATCATTGGAAAGTCAATTTTTTGACCACTCAGTAAAGCATTAACTATACTTTCAGCTTTCTTTTGATTTCCAGTTGCCTTCGCAAGAATATCTGTCATTCCTTTTTGCGCCGCTAATCCAGCTCTTCCAACTCCTCCAGCTGCACCTTTTTGATGGCTAAGAGTTTCAAGACCTTGCGGTATATTTTTTCCTGTGTAATACATAATTTCTTGTGCTGTATTTCCCAAAATACCATTTTCTAATGATCCTAATATTGAGCTTTGAGAAAATTGATTTGTATAGGTTTCACTAAAAGGAGCAATATCTTGAAACATAACAGCTAATGCTCCAGAATTATTATAACCTGTTGCCTTTTGAGAAGTTGGTGCATATACATCATTCGCTTCTAAGAATTCAATATATTCTCCCCATATACCTTCTAACTTACTTACTTCAAGTCCCATTTCAGTATGTTGACGCATTGGATGAATTAAAGCAATAGGCATTGTTCTTAAAATATGGTATTTCATTTCTGCTTCGCTTGGAGCATCAATAACTCCTGGAAAATCATGCATCGTTCCAGGCCAACCTATAATTTCCGGTAATACTGGCATTTTTTTCTCCTATACGTATGGGTGTCCAATAAATATTTTATCAATGTCTCTATAGAAAGAAGATTCTTGTTTTTGATTTCCACCACCAGATGTACTCGATGAATTGGATGTTATATTAGTAACACTGTTCATTATATTTGTAAGATGATCATTATTTGATTTAGCCATTTGATTCATTTCTTCTCTATTCTTTTTAGCAGTTCTTACATCCATTGTTGCTTGATTTATTTGTTCTTGAGTTGCATTTTGTTTAGCCAATTCAGCTTTATTTGTATCAATAGTAGTTGGAGTAACTATATTCTTTTTAGCAGAAGAAGCTATGTCTCCCAATCTAGTATTTAGAACTTTATTCTTTGTTCGTTGAACATCTCTTTGAACTGCTCGTTGTAGATTTTTTGGAGTATTTTGTATTTCTCGTGTTATATGTTTTGGTATTTGTTTAGCTCTATTTATATCTTGTTCAATGTTTCTTTTAATTCTTTCTGGTTCATTTTCTATTCTTCGAATTTGACTTCTTATACTGCTGGTGGCACTTCTTTCTAATCTCTTCGTAACATCTTTCATTTTTAATTTTCCAGATGCAATATTAGCAAGATCACCAATATCCATATTAGAAAGATTATTTGTTAAAGATGATAAAATACTACCTGGTGCTGATTGTACTGCTTTGGTTGCTTGTTCAGTTATTCTGCCAGGAGCAGTTGTAATTCTTTTTTGTATGTCACTACCAATATTAGATACATTTTGTTTTTCAGCTCTTACTACATCTTGTGGATGAGTTATTAATAACTGACCAGTATTTGATATAATACCTTTAGCTTTTCCTTTCCAATCATTAACAGCTTGAACAGGAGCATTCTCTGAAATCAAAGTTTCTCCAGATGTGTTTTCTTCTTCTGCCATTTTTGATACATCGGTAACTGGTTGATTTCCTGATAGTTGTTGATTTATATCTTCTATTTCTGATTGAAGGTCTTTCATTTTTCTTGGGATATTTTCATTTTCTTCAAATTCCTGCATTGCATTTTTCTTGGAAGTCATCTTACTTAATGCATCTTTCCAAGTTTGTAATTTACTTAATTTTTCTTCAGCTTCTTTTTTGCGTTCTTGTAATTGTCTTGGAGATTCTTTTAAGAAATTTTCTTCTAGATTTCCCTCTTCTTCTGCTTTAATTTGCAATAATTCTGCTGCTTGATCAGGGCCTATACCGGTTCTCATATAAGCTACTAGTTCATCTTTTTGATCAGGATGACTCGTAATTAAATCAGCATATTTTTGAGCATCTTTATTAGTTACATTTGGTGTCATTAAAATTTTATTAGTTAAATCAGGATCATTAGTAATTTTCATTATTGGAAGAACATTATCTTTACCCCAACGTTGACATATTTTTTCAAACTTGCGAGCCATCTGTACATCTCTTTCCCATTGGGGTGTTCTCGCTTTTTCTTCCTGATATTTTTTTGCTTTTTCTTTATATTCATGATGCCATTTTTGAACATCTTTAAGACTAGCTCCTTTATCAAGCATTTGAAACATTCGAGTTCTAACCTGTTCATCTGGTTCAAGTTTATATAAACCTTCAAGTAATCTTTCATCTTTAACACTAGTTATTCTCTTATCTTTTTTCATTTTCTCTTTAAGATGATAATGTTCTTCTATCATTTCTTGATTCTTGACCCATTTTTCTTTTTTCGCTTTTTTCTCGGCTCTTTCTCTATATCTTTCATCTTCCATTGCAGATAATGAACCTGCGGGATCCATTGCAGCAGAAAAATAATCACCAACAGTTGCTTTATGTTCTTTAAGTTTCTTAATAAATTCTTCGTAATTTTTCTCATTCGTTTTTTGAAGTTTTGGATCACTAGACATTTCAATTGCTTTTCCAATTCCAAGAGATATAAGTAAAGCATCAAGCATTGGACCAAGACCAGCTTTAGCACCAGCTTTAGCAACAGCATATCCTTTACCTGCTTTATAAGCTACACTAGCTTTACTTCCTGCAGCTGCTGTTTCTGTTCCCAATGCAGCTGTTCCTGCTTCAAATTTAGCAGCTCTAGCAGCTGCATCTGCAGACATTGTACCAGCTTTAGCTGCTGTTGCTGCTTCTACTCCAGCTTGTCCACCTCTAACTAATCTAGTGGCTTCTGCTGTATTAATTCCCATTTTTTCTAATTGTTTAATCTTTCTAGCTTCATCTGCAACTTTGTAAGCAGTTGAAGCTTCACCAACTATTTTTCCCGCCTTACTTGCTGCTGTTCCTTCTTCAGCTACAACTTTCAATAATTGCGGTGTAATTTTAGCTGTTGTCCATCCTCTTCTTATTGCGTATGATAAAAAGGCTCTACCTGTTTTTGTTGCTAAAAGTGCTGTAACAGCAGCAGCAGTCCATGGATTATTCCATGCAGCTTTACCAACTGTAGTAATTACTTTACCAGCAACAGTTCCACCGCCAGGAATAGATAATGTCGCAATTAAAGCTGCAATTAAACCCAACAAAATTTTACTGCTTAAAATAGTTTCAAAAACAGATTTAATTATATCTACTGATTCTTTTGCTTTAGCAGTTATCCCTTTTATTCGTTCCCATACTGATCTTCTCTTGGCTTCTTTTTCAGCAGCTTTCTTTTCTTCTTCATGTATTCTTTCAATAGTTGCTGTTTGTTTCTGAGTTTCATCAAACTCAGATTTCATTATTATTTGACTCTTTTTATTATCAGCTAAATTTTGTTTAAAATCTTCTGCTAAAACTTTTAGCCATTTAACAATTGGATTATTTTCTGATTCTGCTCTTATATCTCTAGATAAACCCGATCCTTCATCAAATTCAGCAGCATTTTTCTTATATGCTTCTACAATATCATCTTTGGCCAATGTAATTCGTTGACCAGATTTCATTACAATACTTTTAATTTTAGAACCAATAGATTTCCAATCTCCATAATGAGCTTCTGGTCCACCACCTTCTGTTAATGGTTCTCTAACAAATTTTTTTCTGATAGCAGATACATTTTCATTAATAGAAGATAAGAAATAAGTAATTGTTCCAGATCCTTTAGATTTCTTTGCTGTTCCTAACCTTTCAGTTTCTAAAGCAAATCTTTCTGCTGGAGTTCTACCAATTTCTTCAGTTTCTCGATACCCGCCTGTTTCGGATTCAACATGTTCTCTCATGAACATTTTCTTCATGAGTTCATGTGGAGTTTCTTCTTCTTTTTCTCTACCTATTTCTTTAATAGAACCAAAACCAAATGAAGATCTAAAAATAGCTGCAATCATAGATTTGTGTTGTTGTATTGCTTCATCGACAGCTTCACCAGCTTTTTTAACTGCACTATATCTTAATTGCAGATCGAATTTTTCCATATCAACACTAGCTGCACCAACAACCCATCTAGTTAATTTTTTAAGAGTAGTTCCTTTACCTGCTTTTTCTCTTTCTTCTATTTGTCTAGAAAGAGCATCAACAATTTTCTTTTGTCTCTTTTCTAAAAATTCAAAGAAGACTCCTCTTTTACCAATAACGTCTTGTTGTTCTCCACCTTGTATTTTAATTAATTCATTGAGTTGACGTTTTGTTAATTCACCATATAATCTTTGCCAACGATATTGTTGCAGTAAAGCTGAAGACATTGTAACAAATGGATTACTACTTCTAGCAATATCACTCTTATACATTCCTCCGCCCATGATCGGAATAAATACTTTTCCAAAATTAAACATTGATTTGAAGAATCCGCCACCACCAGCTTCATCATCAGCTAAAGAATATTTTAAATTAGATGTTTCTGATAATATTTGATTTTGTACATCAAGTATTGCATTAAGTGTTTTAAGTTGTTTTTCAACTGTTGTTTTTGGAACAATAACTTCACCAGTATGCACAATTGCTTTACCGGTTTGTTTAACAAAACCACCTTTGGCTGCTTTAGGAATATTTTGTTTTCTAACATCTGCTTCAGACATTGTCTTGGTTTGACGAATAGCTGCAACAGTACTTACTCTCATTCTATCAATAGCTGCAGTTTGATCTTTAGATGCTTTATACATCGCAGCAGGACTAATTGCAGATCTAGTAAATTTGATTCCTTGACTTTGTGTATATTGAGGAACTTCACCTTGATCAGATAATGCTAAATTATTTTTAGATCCCTTAGATGAATTTTTTAAAGATTGGTATGTTTTTTGTCCAACAGCTTTAACTTGATCTTGAATAGCATTTCTAATAGTTTTAATAACTTCTGAATCTGCTAATCCTTGTGCTATTGCAGATCCAATTGGACCACCGAGTCCAGCACCAACCATACCCGCTGTTGATTTTTTATTATAGACTTTACCAGCTGCTTCACCGGCTAACTGACCTGTAGCTTTAACTGCACCAACAGTTGCCCGAGCTATTTGACTTGGAATAGAACGCATTGTTCTATCAAGATTACTAATAGCTGCAGACAAAGCATTTGTTTTTAGATGTGATTCTTCTGGAAGAGGTGCTGTTCCACCATAATCACCAGCTAAATCTTGATCTAATATTTCTGCAGGTCTATTTGCCATAATTATTTAATCGCCTTTATTAATTTAAAATGTTTCTCTTGTGTGTTATACTCACTCTCAATACTAATAACCTCACTTGGAAATAAAACTTCTTGAATACATAAACTATCATTCTTTAATATGTTTAAAGATTTATATGCATCTCTTAATGATAAAAACATTCGCAACGCCTGTTTATTTTTTGAATGTAAATATTCAGTATACAATGAAGGCATATTAACATAAACAGCTAATATTTTAAAATAATCAACAATATCCCTCTTTAAAGAAATCGTATCTTTATAATACGGTCTCAATACTTTCCATAATATTTTGATATATTGATTCAAAGTTGAAGCATCTAAGGTTGATCTTCCGGTTATTGTTTCAGTTCTATCATGTAACCATAATGCTACTTTATACGTTTCATTGACATTTATTTCTTTCTCGAAAAATAACTTAAAAAATCTTTTATAATACAATGCTAATGATTTTGCATGGACTTTCATAAAAGTTTTAGGAAATAACAAACAAGTCATATGTTGTAATTCATGTAATAATACTAAAGATAATGCTTCTTGTTTTTTCCAATAATTAAAATTTTCAATATTTTCAACTAAAACAAATATTTTCCTACTTTCAAAATCAAAGAAAGCTAAAGCTGAACTTGATTGAGCAAATTTCTTTTTGTTCTTAAATAATAAATACGTTATTTTTTTCAATAATCCAATTTTAATATGTACAGGAACAATTCTATTCGTTTCGATTAATCTTGTAATATCAGCAATGATAGGTTTAAATGTACTTTGATCTTGTATGATACTTACAAACTCATCTATTATTTTTTGATTGGTATAGATTTTATCTTCATCTAACTCACCAACATTAGTATCTCTATAACCAACTATAGATAAAGCACGTTTTAATTGAGAATTAAGTGCTTGTTCATAAATAACATCCATATAAACCCTCTTTTATTTTTGTTCATTTAGAATTTTTGATTTTTTTGGTTTCTCAAATCTAGTATTTTTAGAATGTCAATAGTTGTTCCATTTGCGTTATTTTCAATAATTCTTTTTAAGTTACTTTTTACATATTTATTTAGAATTTTATTTGAATGTTCCATAACTTCCATCTGATCATTTGATGCAAAATCTTTGATTTCTTGTAGCTCAGATTGCGCCGGAATTCTTGGTTCATCATTCCAATGAGCTACTTCAGTCATCTCTGTTAAGTCTTTGATATTTTTCATACTACGAGCAATAGCTAACGGTGGATCATATGTTCTGACATAAGCACAAAATGCTAAGCTCAAAGCTAAGTCATCATGTTCACCTTCATCCGCCATAACTTTACCATTACCATTATCAACTAATCCAATTAATTCCAAAGCCAATCTTTCTGATTTAATAATATTTGGATTTTCAACTACTGAAGTATATAGCGCATCCATCATCAAAGGTCTATTTTGAGAACCTGTTGTAAGTCCATATCTATATTTTTGAGTTTTTGGTTGAACAGTAGTATTACTTTTAAGTTTGGTTTGATAGATATTATAGAAGGTATCATTCTTAGTTAAGAATTCACAAACTTGATTACCATAAGAGTTTGCTTCTGGGATGATTATATTGTTAGGATATATTCTATTGATTAATGCAATAACTTCACAGAATTCATCTACTCTCATTTTAGCTCTAAATTCAGCAACTTGTGTAAACGTTTCAAAATCAAAAATCTCAATACTGCTTGAATCGCTTCCAGAACTACTGGCGGTATCAATACCAATTAAATAATACTTTGATTGATCTGGAGTTTCAAATTGCCATAAATCAAATTTACCAACAGACATTTTATAATGAGGTTCTTGTCTGATAGTGTTCAATAGTTCAATCGTTTCAGAAGGCAAATATGAATTGTTGCTTGCAACGAATTGCATATCAAGCTCTTGAGCAATCTTCCAATGAATATTTCCAAGTAGTTTACATTGTGTTTTATACCAATTTGGATCTTCTGCAAATTCTTTAATCATCTTCCAATGTAACTTAAATGGTTTGAAAATAGATTCTCCATTAATAGATTTATTCCAATTTTGGAAGAACCATTTACCTTTACCAACTGTTTTATTTGGTGTTGAAATAACGATAGTTGCAAATGGAACATTATTTTGTTTAGCAGATGTTTGTGATTTAAATAATGTTGGTGCAACGCCAGTATAAGCTTCATCAATTTTAGATATGAAAGCGGCCTCGTCAACAATCAAAATGGTTATTGCTTTACCTCTAAGTAGACCTTCAGGATTTGATTGATCTACTTGAGAAGCAAAAAATTGACAACCATTATCTAGAATAAAGCTTTGCTCAGATCTCTTATTAAATGTAGGTCTTAACCAATCTGGAAGACTGTCTAAAATTGCTAATACCTTTCGACAAAAATCTGTACTTTCTGGTCCTGATTTACTTACGACACCTATAACAACGTTCTTGAAAAATACCATTGCATAAGCACAATACATTTGAGTAATTGTTGAAACACCAGTCTGACGACTTTTTAAAACAATTACATGATTACTTTGAATAACTTCTTTTACAAAATCTTTTTGTCGATCATATAACGGCACAGTTACATCACCACCAACTAAAGCTAGTTTAACATACTTCTCCATAAAATAGATTGGATCTTTTTTACAAAGAAAATATTCAACAAGTCTTTGTTGTTGTTGAGGCGTTAATTGCTGTGCCATATTAATCCTTAGATTGCGCAGTTCTATATCCTATTAACGTAGCCATCGCATTAATATTATCTACTGGTTTTCCATTTTCTTCTTTTGTAAAAATCACATCACTATCGGAAACCATATAAGCTCCTTCAAAATTACTTTTTGGAAATTTTTCATGATCAGAATATGGTTGGAAATATAAAACTTCGCCTATTTTAGAACATAAAGGAAATTTAATATTTCGATACAAATTAAATTTAACAGCAGCTGAATCTTGAAAACAAGTAGACATATCCTGACTTAAAATAAAATCGCTATAATTTGTTGAGTAACCATTACCAGTTTCAAATCCTTGCATATCACTAAAGTATAATTTTCGATTTTTTAGATCTTTATCAAACTTTAATAAAGGATCATTATGCCACAAACCAAAATCGTTTACAATTTTTTCAAGATCTATTTTCATAAATTGTGCAATATCTTCATGGGGATGATATATGTAAATATTATCATATCCATATCGTATAACATTTGCATTGCCATAATGAAGTGTTTCACAATTATCATAAGTAACAAAGTTATCATCTGTTTGAATAGCTAATAAGTTTATTTTTTCAAACAGTCCAGGAGTTTCAAAATGAGAAGGAGATTTATGAAATGTTATCCAAGGAGAATCTTTATGTTTCTCATACATTTGCTTAACATCCCACATTAAAAATTGTCCTGCATAATTTGCATATCTTAACATTGGTCCAGAATAAATACCATAATTTTGATTGATATAATCAACAGATGCTCTTAAAGTCATTGGAGGAACAACCATTTGTTGTACTGTATCTTGATTAACTCCATCTTCTAAAATTCTATAATCTGTTATTCCGCATTTTTCCAAAATATCATATACAAAATCAACAGGTCTCATTTGAGTTTCTTCTTCCCATAGTCTATTAACAAATGATGACATAGTAAGATATGCAGGTTTAGCTAAATAAGAAACATTTATATATCTTTTTTGTGTTTCTTTAGCACTTTTCATTGGATCATTATGTTCTTCTTTTGGTGGTAATTCTACATTTGCTTCTAGATATAATAATGTATAGGTGATATACTGAGCAGAATCATCTCCGGTATCTCCAGTCCACCATACTATAAAATCTATGTCGGTTGCACCAAAAACATCCTTCTCAATAAAAACTTGATTATCACAATTAAATCGAATTTGAATAATAGGCCAAATCGCACGCATAGAATTAATTATTCGAATACTAGTAAAATAAGTACCAAATGCTTCATCAAGTTCTGTATCGCCAGTATCGAATTTAAAATGAAATTGCGTCACAACTCTTTTAGAATCAGATCCAGCCATGATAATAAGCTCCTTTTACGATACTACTTAACAAACTCACCTTTTATATTTATTCTAGAAATTCGAAAGATAAAAATAACTATTTTATCGGCAAAAAAAGAAACACTAAAGTTTGTTAGACTTTAATGTTTCTTTTATTTTATGCAGCTCTTCGAGCATTCAATGTTTCTGTCTTAATTATTTCATTAACTACTTTAGAAATCCAAGCACGAAGTTTAACTTCAAGATCAATTCTTCTTTCAACATCTAATAGTGAACTGAGAATAAATGAACAATAATAGAAATTTCTTAAATTTGTTGGAATAGATTCATACAGCGCATTAAATCTAACTCCAAATTTTTTAGGAAGTTTCTCTGTCAGTTTTTCAGCTAAACCACTATTGAAATTTAATCTCTTAAAGAGAGTAATTTGTTCTCTTAATGCTGTTTGAACATTAGTAACATCTTCAATAGATAGTGATATGTTGTTATCATGAATTAATCTTTTCGAATATTTATCTAGAATAAATACATTATTGAAAGGAATAATTCCTCCATCAACCTGACCACTTCTTCTCAATGTTTTTAGCAATCCATAA